GTTGAGGAACAGCAAGCAACGGGAAAGTTGGCAGCAGTAAATGCGAGCAAAATCGAGGCTATAGTCGATTCATTAGCGGAGCAGAGCGAGACAGCGAAGGCGTCGGACGCGAAGCTACAGCAACTAATAGAGATAATGCTGAAGCAGAACTAGAGTATGACCCAGCCAACCCGAACCTGTACTGTGATCTAAGGGAATGGCGCATGTTAGAACTAGTCAACCCGCCCCAGTATCGTCACTGTATCGCTATGCAGTGGATGCGCTATAACCACCGTCAGTGCGAATATGGCGCTCAGATTTATGTGCAAAACACCATGTCTCGCGTGCTGGGAACTGCTCACCAAATTGATGTAGAGCTGCTCTCTTGGGATCTTGTCAAACCTGCGGCTGTAAGAACACAAGCAGTTAAGAAAAAGCGGAGGCTGTAATGGAGATAGCGCCGTTCCCAAATAGCGTCAACGTGCCATATCACGGCATTGACCAGTTGCGTGACAGCTATCGCATTGACCAAATATCTCGCAACACAACCAAAGAAATTGCAGCGATAACTCGTTACAGCGAACTTGTATACGAATATCGCAGCGGAGAGATACACACCTCAACACTCAAAGTCACGCGACAAGATTATCTGGATCTTGAAGCATGAGCATGATGATCTTTGTTTTGATTATTCTTGAGCGGGGCGAACCCACCGGACAAGAGTTTTATTTCCAAGAGCTTACGTCTTGCCTTGAGTACAGCAACGCGCTCAACGCACAGTCTGTCGGTAGCATCAACCAACTTCTAAGCAACAACCGATACTTTTCAACCTACTGTGCAGTGCGAGAGATCCCGACTGCAGATGCTGGAAACAAGATACTGTTCCGTGATCCCAAGAAGGCAGCGTCAGAATGAAAGCAAAAATGGTAATGATCTTGGTTGTAGGGCTGATATTCCTGCTTGCGACTATAGTTATTGGTGATTTTTACATAGCCATAACCGAAAGCCGTCCACCTGACGAGTCTGTAATTAGGTTGCTAGAACACGCCATCATTGGCATCGTAAGTCTTTGTGCTGGCTATATCGCAGGTAAAGACAATGAGTCCTAAGAAACTAGAACCTAAATCGCGTTATGCCCAGTACGACCTTGATGGGGACGGGACGGTAAGCGATGAAGAACTTGCAAGAAATCAAGAGCTTGTTGAGATCGAACTGCGTGAAGAGAAAGCAGATAGTCAACGAAGAATGGCTTGGGTTAGTCTTTCTAGTATGGTGGTTTTCGCTCTTCTACCACTCATGCCTTTTGTCCCTGAGTCCCGTTTGTCCACTTTGGCTTCTCTAAGTGACATGTTATTTCTTAGTCAGGCAAGCATAGTAGGTCTATACTTTGGTGCTACAGCGTACATGGCAAAACGATGAGCATACTTGCATCACTAATAGGGCCAGCTACCTCTTTGCTCGACAAGGTTATTGAAGACAAGGACGAGAAAAATCGTATCGCCTTTGAGTTGAGTACACTTGCAGAGCGCCATGCCGCTGAACTTGCCAAGGGTCAAATGGAGATCAACAAGGTCGAGGCTGCTCACAAGTCGCTGTTCGTTGCCGGGTGGCGTCCTAGCATCGGTTGGTGCTGCAGTCTGGGTCTTTTGTATCATGTATTGATCGCACCCATTGCAGGTATCTGGGTAGAGGTTCCAGAGATAGACCCGTCGCTGTTAATGACTACTATGACTGGCATGCTTGGTCTCGGCGCTATGAGATCCTACGAAAAAACTAGAGGCGTGAGTAGGGAGAAGTAATGACTCAATTAATCGAAATGCTAAAACGCCACGAAGGTGTTCGCTCTAAAGTCTATATGTGCTCTGCTGGCTATGAAACTATTGGTGTTGGCCGCAACATAGCTGACTCCGGTCTTGGGTTATCTGATGACGAAATAGATTACCTTTTGAACAATGACATAGAGCGTGTCCGACAAGAATTGACTGACACTTATTTCTGGTTCCCTGCCCTCAACGAAGCGCGTCAGGATGCGATGATTGACATTAGTTTTAATCTGGGTCAGACAAGACTGCGTGGGTTTATCAAAGCGGTTGAGGCCATGTCTAGAGAGCAGTTTGACATCGCAGCAGACGAGTTTATGGATAGCCGCTGGAGCCAACAGGTGGGTAATCGTGCCATAGAGGTGACTGAAATGATCCGAACAGGAGAGTACCAGTAATGCCTTTGCAAAAGTTTATCTTCAACCCCGGCATCAACAAAGAAGGCACCGATTACACCGCAGAGGGCGGGTGGTTTGACGGTAATTTGGTCCGATTTCGCAAGGGGTTGCCGGAAAAGATAGGCGGCTGGCAAAAATACATACAAGCATCGTACGAGGGCACCGGTCGAAAGCTGTTTGGGTGGGTCGATCTCGACGGTACAAAGCTCTTGGGCCTCGGCACACGGAGCAAGTTGTATATCCAAGAGGGCGCTTCGTACAACGACATCACGCCAATACGCGCAACGACCTCTGCAGGAGATGTGACGTTTGCTGCGACAGATGGGTCCGGTACGATCACAGTCACTGACTCCGGGCACGGTGCAGTTAACGGTGATTTCGTCACGTTTTCTGGGGCAGCAACTCTTGGAGGCAACGTCACTGCTGCCGTGTTGAATCAAGAATACGAAGTGTTGACGGTTCCGACCGCCAATACGTTTACGATATCTGCAAAAGACACCGACGGTGCTGCAGTTACCGCCAACAGTAGCGATAGTGGCAACGGTGGCAGCTCTGTCGTTGGTACATACCAAATAAACTCTGGTCTGGACGTTTTCGTAGACGGCACAGGTTGGGGTGTGGGCGCTTGGTCGTCAGGCACTTGGGGGTCCACTACCTCTTTGGGTGACTCAAACCAATTACGCTTGTGGTCGATGGACAACTTTGGAGAAGACCTAATCTCTAATCCACGTGCGGGCAGTATCTACTATTGGGACAAGACCAACGGCTTGAACACAAGAGCCGTAGCTTTGAGCTCACTGTCCGGCGCCAACGCCGCACCGACCAAGGGATTACAAGTCATTGTTTCGGACGTAGACCGACACGTTTTAATTTTGGGTGCTGATCCACTGACGGACGTTGCAGGAACCACTAGAACAGGCACGATCGACCCTTTACTTATCGCTTTTTCTGACCAAGAGAACGCCGCCGAATGGGAACCAAGAGCAGACACCACAGCAGGATCACTGCGTTGTTCTGCCGGTTCTGAGATTATTGGTGGTCTGCGAGCCCGCCAAGAAACTTTGATCTGGACCGACGTCGCCCTGTACAGCCTGCAGTTCATTGGCACACCTTTGACCTTTGGACTGAACCTAGTCAACGAGGGCGTCAGCCTCATGGGCCCGAACGCCTCCGTCAACACACCGGCTGGCGTTTACTGGATGGATAAAAAAGGGTTCTACATGTACAACGGCAGCGTTGCTGTAGTGCCTTGTAGCGTACATTCCTACGTGTTTTCTGACATCAACGAAGGCCAAGCGTTTCAGTTTTTTGCCTTTGTGAACAAGCAGTTCAATGAGGTGGGATGGTTCTATTGTTCTGCTGATAGCAATTCTATCGACAGGTACGTGGTCTACAACTACCTAGAGCAAAGCTGGAACATTGGACAGTTGTCGCGTACCGCTTGGCTTGACGAGGGTATCGTCGCCTTCCCACGTGCCGCTGGTGCGGATTCTTCCGTAAATTACCTGTATCAACACGAAACCGGTAATGATAACGACGGTACTCCAATGGACAACGTGTTTATAGAGTCTGCTGACTTTGACATTGGCGATGGCGAAGAGTTTCAGTTTATACGCCGTATGATCCCAGACGTTAAATTCAACGGTAACGGCGGTAGCGATCAGGCTATCAACGTGGTGTTAAAAGCACGCAACTTTCCCGGCAGCACACTGACCACGGACCAAACCACTAGTTTTACGGCTACGACTACAAAAGTAGACATGCGAGCTAGGGCTAGGCAAGCAGCAGTGCGGTTTGAATCGGACGATGATGCCTCAACGGACGTGCGTCTAGGAGTCGGCTTTAGGCTCGGTGCAACACGTTTGGATCTGCAAGCCAACGGTCGACGATGAGCAAGCTTTTACAAGGCAGGCTACCGTTTGCAGTTGGCGAAGCCGTTGACTCTGGCACCTATAACAGGGCTGTACGTTTATTAGAGATCAGTTTAGACTCAGTCGATCCGGATTCTACGCCGCAGTTTACGAATACAAA